CCACACACATTACAAAACCTATTATGTCCTACATTACCACAACCCCAACAAACCTTAAGCTTTTCCACTTGCTTCCACCTTCCCCATTATCAAATCAAATACATTAACCATCTTCCCATCTTTACTCCACACCTCCACCGCATCCAACACTCCCAACCTAGTCCTCGCTGTATACTTCACATCCGATGATGTAAGTAAAGCAAATTCAGGCTTCCCATCTTTCCCCCTCCCCACCTGGGCACGATACACTTCATCAAACCACATCGGCAACATAGGTGGCAATTTCTTCCCCACACAAAGGGGCTGTATAACAATCTCCCCCGTAATCTCATCTTGTTTAAGTTCTTCATGTGCTGTGATTATAGTGTGTGGAGCCATCTTTGTCATTCTGCTAAACAAATCCTTAAGTTCCGCAATCATCACATTCCACTCGTGCATTGTCGGCATCTTCTTATGATTTGCCATCAGAATCTTGTCCATCAAATACTCCTGCATAGTAGTTAAACTATCAACTACAAGCGTCTCGTAAGGACAATTCCCCTCCAATTCTTTAAGTTTCATCTCAAAGTCCTGATATGCAGTAAGTCCCTTATAAGTGTCGTAATCTACATCCCTTCCCCTCTGACTTAACAACCCCTTATCAAAGTCGAACACATACGCTTTAGGAAAACAACACCCAAGCGTCGTCTTACCCGTTCCAGACTTACCATAAACCAAAACATTCAACCTAATGTCTTTCACACTGATGTCTTTTGTATTTGGCATTCTTTTTCACCTCCTCTCATTTCTATTAGTTTCCGCTTTAGTCGAGCAATTTTCTCTACCAACTTTTTCTCCCTACAAAATCTAGTCTTGACGCCAATAAACAAAGTCTTCCCCTCTCGTTCAACATCAACAGTCTTGCCTCTATTCAACTTTTTTACTTGTTTTTTAGTCAACAGCAAGGTTCCGTCAAGCTTCGCCATCCCTCACACCCCCTTTATCTTATCAAATAGAACCACACTTTTATCGTCTAATATACTATTTAATATTGTATCCCTAGCTTCATCATACGTCTCCATACTCATAAACTTCACAGGGAATGGTGAGTCGGAACCTCCATAGAACTCTATCTTCTGCTCATCATCTAAATACACTATTAGTTCAATATTGTCTAAATTGACCCATTCACTCCCTCCTGGAGTTTGTAACCATCTCATATCACTCCTCCCTCTTAAATGTTACTCTCAACACCGAATATATATCCACCCCACTACTCATCAACACTATATCACGAGTAATACGTAGAACCTCCATAACCTGCGCAATCGGTAAATTAACAGCCCCTCCTTCCCTCTTACATATATCTACCGCCACATCTTTAATGCTCACCATCATCTTACTTCACCTCCCCATCATTGACTATCATTCTTATTTGGTACTTTAATTTGCATATATCACACGCATTCCAAATCACAACGATGCAAATTACTATAATACTAAGATATAAGATAGTTTCTTTCATCTTTTCACCTCATCAACCACAAAGTTCTGTGCAATATACTTCTCCCTATACTCCTCCATCTCCCCATATACACAAAGCTCCCAAAACTTACACTTCCTCCCCCAATACGTACAGTAATTAGTCTTCATCGGATAATATTCACGCGCCACATCACCCTCAATTCTATCTGTCCAATCAGTAAATATAGTCTTAAAATTCTCCAACTCCCACTCTGTCCTACTACTTGGAAACCTCTGAAACCTGTCCTTAGGGTTCTTAGCTGTTGAAATACCATTGATAATAGCCCCTTGACACGCACCACACACTTCCTTACACGCAAAACAATATCCATCCATCTGCACGTGCGGTCTGAAACGGTCGAAGAATGATGCACCTAACCTAGCTGAAGTTTTGTGGTCATCAATGTATATTTGCCCATTCCAATCCTCTATCCTATCAATTCTCCCCCCATACAATTTCCCACCAATCTCTACCCTAAACTCCTTCTCCAAATGTAATGTTTTACCCGGCTCATCTGGATACCTCTCAATATACTCCTTAAATATAGCCTCTCCCCACCCTTGTGTCTTATGGTCGGCAGTGATACCTGAGGGTAATTGGCTAAACAACTTACTTGCCTCTCCAGCACTCACCTCCACATTCTTCCCCTCTTTCCTTAGTTTATACCACTCCAACATAACCTCATGCCACACACTCCCAAAGTTCAGACTGGGGTCTACCTCTTTCGGCTTTAACCTGCGTATCCAAACATAATAGAATAAGCGAGGACACCCCATATAGTCTGAGATGCAGGAGCTATCATACATCCTCTTGCTTATATCAAAGTTACCTGTCATCCCTTCCTCCTCCTCCCTTGCATTTCTGCTACCAATATTGCCTCAGCCACCTCTACCTCCATCCTATACGATTTATGGTCTGTCTCACAATACCACTCAGACGCCTTTGGATTGGACGAGCACGGTAATGGCATACACAACTTCTTACATTCATCACAAACCTTTGGTGTAATCGTTCTACCTGCCTCATTCATCTCTCTTTCCTCCCTTGTTGTAGAAACATCTTCTTCGCCCTCTGATAAACCTGCCTTAGTCCAGTCGCCACCACCATTCCATCAAATACATTATATTGACGGCCTGTCGGTTTTTGGCTCTGGTCCTTGTATACCATCTTCCTTAGTGTCTTTGCCACCTTTCCCCTCATTTTCTTTTACCCCCTTTTCTATACTCATAATAGTCGAATGTATGCTCTCCGCTATCATCTGTTTAATCACCGTATCCAGCATCGCCAAAAAATGCCTAACCTTACCTGAAGGTGCATGTGTTAAAGCTCCTCCTCCTTCCCCTACTTTATCAGTCCATATCAAGATAAATGCACCCGCCTCCTTATCTAGTATACCCTTCGCCTTCTCCTTCCCTTTCCTTAACTGCTCTTCCCATAGATGTTTACTCCCTTCATCAATTTGCACTCTATGAAAACTATTACTATCTTCCATCACTGCCTCCTTTCCTCATCAGCGTTAGTATCTTACCACACAAATTCAATCCTTCCAACGCCAGCTTAGTTTCTTTATCACCACCAATTCTAATGAGAGTAACGAAAATACTCTTAGCACCCCTCAAGCGGAATATTGTCCAATTTCTCTCACTTGCATTTCTTTGTCTCTTCGTTACCATCACTGCCTCCTCTCTCTAATCATACTCTCCACATCTCTAACAGCCCCCATCAACGCCATCTTCACAGTCAGCAAGTTATCCGACTGTTTCAATGCAAATTCCTTAATCCTATCCGTAACCTTACCTACATTACTCCGATATTGAAGGAGAGATGCGGTATGTGTGGATTTAGTAATTTCAACTTTTGAACTTACTAACTTCTCTGGTGGATTAGACCCAGTCTGCTTCTTCAACAGCTTTTTGGTTTGCCCTTTTCTTGGCATCACTCCTTACCCCCTCTATCCTTTTTGTCCTCGCAACCTTCTTACGCTCTCTACCTTTCCCACTCCTCTCCTCTCTAATCTTCACTAACTCCTCTCTCAATTCCTCTTCCGTCATCTCCTCTGCATTTCTCATCTAACACCTCCTCACCATCTACACCATTCGCACTAAATATATCATCTCCCTTCTTAAATACCCCCGAAGTAAACTTAGCGATTATCTCTAAAAACATCTGACAAGCTGCCTTCACTTGGTCACATACAGCCCCATCAATAGGATTATGAGTGTCAATGGGTTGCGCCTTCTTAATAATCGTTTCCGCCACATCCATTTGCGCATTCAACTCATCTCTATCTAGAAGTCCAATAACTTTCCAACTATCCATCCATAACGGCACAGGCTCAACTCCTTGGCAGTGGTGAGCCGCCCACATATCATCAGCTACACACCTACCTCCAATCCAATATGCGCACCAACCATCCATCTCTTTACATAACATTATTCTATTTCCCTCATTTTGGATATTGCTTTAAAATCTCCTATTAATTATGGTTAATACTTCCTTATCTGTCAGTTTATATTTATCTCTGAAACTCCTACATATCGCCAAGCCTTCTTTAACTGTTTTAGCATTATCACTAGCTTTAAGTAATTCCTGTACTTCTGAAAATGGTAAATTATCAAGATTTTTCATCTATATTCTCCACCCATACAGTTTCAGTATATCGTCTATACCTACATCCCTCATTTATACAATACAACACAGTCCTCTTCTTCCCATCTTTCTCACATCTATAAACCTTAGATACAACTGCTGACTCCTTACAATCTGGACACCACATCAGCTTACACATTATCCTTTCTCCTATTATATGGTCCCCACTCCTTCATATACTGCGGATAATACCCAACCGTAATAACCTCCACATCATATTGCCTGACTCTATGCTTTATAGCTATCTCCCTACAACACTTCCCGAAAGTCCCGTGCATCTTATTCCTAACACATTCGTGGACTTCTATCGCTACATCCTGAGGCTTAATCATATCTCTCTCCTCTCTCATTAACGCATTTACAGCGCATCTTATCTTCTCCAAATCATACCTACCTAACATTACTGTCATAGTGCCCATACCTATCTCTTCTTTAAATAATCTTTCTAAGTAATTTACTGCTTCTCCCCTAGTCATCTTTTTCCTTCGGTGGTATATCCCTACCCTTCTTCCTCTTAATTATATTACCATCAACCAACCTAACTATAAACGAAGCTGAATTCTCCCTAATCACCTCCGCCTTCACTATCTCACGACTACCACTAACTTTACTATTTATATACACTCTAATCATCTTCATTTCTTATTAACACCTCGCTTCTCTTTTCTTAGCATACAATTTTCTACGAAATAATCATAGTGATACTCTGCACTATACACACAACCTTTACAATCATTTGAAATATCACCACCAAGAGGACAGTCGCCTTCTATAAGCTCCTCATTTACTTCATACACTAACCGCACTTCTATCCACTTCCCATTCATATACTGTTGCAGAACCTTCTCTCTTGATTTACTCTCTTTGCCTCTCTTTAATAAATATCTTAAGCGTCCATTCTCCATTTGATTGTCTCCTCTTTAGTAAGTTCAAAGATTGAAATTACCAATTATCATAGCAAATCTTTCCTATACCTACACACATAATCAGCAACCACCATCACTATCATCAATAAGAATGCTCCACTTAAAACTATTACCTTAGCAATCAATCCCATATTGGCCTCCCTTAAAATACTAATTCATCTAAATAATCCGGCTCTAGCCCAAACCACTCTTCACAAATGTCATAAGGCATCTCACCATTCGACAGACGCTCGGTTAAATCCTCTTTCGCTTTACTAATTAAATCATCTGCATCTTCACTACTCAACCCATCTCTTCTCATAAGAACTACTTTAATACTTTCTATCATCTTTATATCTCACCTCCTCTCTAACTGAATTAGAGTATCAATGGTGTATTCCAATACTATTTACTTGTTATTCCCCAATACTTTTTCATTTCGTCGATTGTATTTATCGTTGTGGGATATATCTCAATGAAGTCGGGACCTAAGTTGACATCACAACCTAATGCCTCGATGAATAAACCTCCTGTTTTTGCTATTACCGATGGCGCAATATCCTTTAAATAAATAGTTTCATTTTCTTGTAAATCTTCCTCAAATTGACATATACTTACGTGGTCATCACCGTTTTTATATTGTATACATATCATCATATTTATATCTCCCATTTAATAGTGCTTCCTTATTTTAGTTTTTCTTCACACACCTTCGCTATATATCTGTACTTCACCCTTTCATTCTCGTCAAGTTCGGGTGTTTCTTCGTAAAATTGTGCCATATCTCTGATGTAATCTAAATTCTCTTTAGTGAACTCAATTACTTCTATTATCTTACTCATCTTTATATCTCCCATTTATTGGTCGTGAGAACACTCTATCTCGTGTATACATTTACTACAAAGATTACTCCTCAATTCTTCGTAGTTGGTATCATTCAACTTCTTCTTAAACTCTTCACATTGTCGTGTCCATACTTCAGATAATTCTTTCATAATACACCTCCTCTCACTCTCTACGAGTGGTCAATGGATACAATAAAAATACCATTCAATAAGTATTTTGAATGGTATATTTGATTTATAAGTTCAATCTTTATAAGTTCAATCTTTATAATTTCAATTGATTTCATTGGGCATATCCTCAATCAATTCAATGCTTTATGATATTTTAATATCTTGATTATGCCTAAAGTATAGCATAATTTTAAGGATTTGTCAAGTTTTCTTTTAAAATAGTTTAAGGTCTGAAGTTATGGTAAAGTGATATTGGTTTAACTCTAGTAATGGCAAGGAGTTATATCTAAAATTATGGAAATTATGGAAAGTTATGGAACACTATTTTTGATGTAAAGTATTGATAGTATTGGAGTTATATCAAAAATATGGTATTATGGCATTATGGTAGGCATAGTGTTGTAAGTTCAATTTTTGTTAGGAAAGTGTTTGATATATAATTTTTTTATTATAAATACAATAATAGCAACCACTTACGGCAAAATAGATGGACATTATAAGTTCAAATTAAAATAGATGGACATTATAAGTTCAATTCATAAGTTCAAAAAAGACCTTGCCCCGTCCATAATGCCATAACTCCATAATTCTGGTCTTAACTCTAATGATGTCAATAGGTTATAGGTTATGGATAGCACCATAATTTTTGAGTTTTTGCCATAACTTCAATGGTATCAATGCTTTAATACCATAATTATTTGCTACTACATACAGGCAAGGCGTAAGTTTACTATTTGAAATAGTAATAATTATTTTAAAATAATACTTGACAAATGGTATTTTATATGGTATATTTTAAGTATGCTCAAGCAAAGCAAATCTAAAACGAAAGCGGGGTGATAAAATATGACAGACGCAACATTGAAACATAATAAACAGTATGTAATAAAAGTAGAGGACTACCCCGTTTACGAGCTACATTATAATTTAAACAGTTATGAGGAGTTGCCTATCACTAAAGAAGAATTAGAGATACTACGCAAGGCAGATACTTATAATTGCAGGAAACAAATTATTTTATATAGGATATATAATGCCCAAGATAATGAATCTAAGTAGTAAAATCCAAAACGAAAGGCGGTGATATAATAATGAAACAGATTATAGTCGCAAAGTTAACTCACGAGGGAACGCAGTTTGTAGGAAAGCGTGAATCTAAAATGTACGATGAGAATACTAAAATAGACGCTACAGTTTTAGCACACGCGAATCAAGGACTTACACTTGCCATTCAGCGTAGCATTCGAGAGGCACTCAAAGTAAAGAATGGTATCAAGACAGTAAGTTCAGGCGGTCAAGCAGTAGATTTATCTGGTATTGACGCAGTATAATTATACTAGGTAAATAGTAATGGGGTATATATTCTTGTGATATATACCCCTTATTTTTTTGTATCATATCTTATATATTCAATCCCTATAATTATAATATTTAAACTTATAACTTCAATGGTAAAATTCGATATATAGGTATATATCCTTGAAGTGTCTGTAGTAGTGTCTGTATGTGTCAAGGTCAAACGATATGCCTACCATTAAAGGTATATGGACACCCCCCTACCACTCTCTATATATCTAATAAGGTGTCCGATATACCCACACCCATAAAAACTTTATTATAATTTCAAACTTTAAAATTACAAAAATAATCGAAATATCCCTTGACACATCATACTAAATATGATATACTCTCATTAGAGATAGCAGTTGATTATAATTTAAGATATTAAAACTTTAATGATTAAACATACTAACCAAGAATTAATAGAAAATGGTATCTCGTGAGTGGGGTATAATATGATAGATTGGGCGGGCGATTATCAGAAGAAGTTCGAATCGAATCCTATGATAGCTCATCTAAAAGAGTCGAAGTTTCATGGGAAGTTAGTTATTAATTTCTGTGAAGGGTCGCCTAATACTAGTCATATAGAGTGGTTTGTGAGGCCGTATAGCGACGCGACCATAGCAAGCGTATCAACCTTAAAAGGAGGAGATGATGGCAGGACATAACAAACATGGACATTCCCATTGTGGATGTGTTCATTGTTTACATCATTGTGAACATTGTGATGTGGTTTATTGTTGTAAGTGTGGGATGGAGTGGAGTAAGTATCATTATTACTGCGACCAAAAGTATTGGTCGTGGGATACAGCTAATCCTCCCCCAACAATAACATACACAAGTGATGCTCATACACATACACACACTTAATTAAAGAGTGTAGGTAATCTAAAAAATAGAAACCTATCAGGTGAATTAATTTACTTGGTAGGTTTCTCTATTGTAGGTGCAAAATGGAAGATGTAACATCAAGACATAGAGCTATAATGAGGCTACTCGTAGCGGGTGGGAAAAATACGTATGTAGCGGATATATTCAAGATGCAGGTGGAGCAGTTGGATGAGATTGTGAATAGCCCCCTGTTCAAAGAAGAGATGGAGAAACTCCAGAAGGAAATTGACAAAAAACTCATAGAGAGCAGGGCTAAGGAGTTGCTTGTAGAAAGCCCAGATAAAATATTGAAGGAAGCTACGGAGTTGGCAGCACAAACTTTGAAGGGTGCATTACAAGACCCTAATGTTCATGGTCGTATTAAAGCTTCGATAGAAGTGTTGAATAGGGCGAGGGAAGCTGATATAGCGAAGGGGGAGACGGTTGAACCAACACAGGGTTTTAAAGATATGATGGATAGGTGTATGCAAGAAGTGCAACAAAACGGAGATAAAAGTGGAAGCGAGAAAGTTTTGGAAACAGAAAATACTGGATAATTTTAGCTACTTCTGCCAGGCATTCCTAGATGATAAATACTATGATGCCATATTCCATACGGACCTCTGTCATTTCGTTCAATCTGCTGGCAATCAAATTTTGATAGTGCTTCCTCGAACGTTTCTTAAGACTACTATCGTAGGTCAGATGTTCGCTTTATGGCTAGCTAGTAGAAATCCCTCCATTCGTATTCTCGTTACTTCCAATACTACTCCAAACGCACAAAAAACAGTTCGTTCCATCCGCTCCGTCATTGAGGGTAATCCACTATATAGGTATTATTTTCCAGAACTAATTCCCCACTTCTCTAAAGTTAGATGGTCTGATTCTTGTGCGTGTTTGAATAGGCCAGAAGATTATCCTGAAGGGACGTTTGAAGCTGCTGGTATTGGCGCCAATATCATTAGGCGCCATTTTAATGTTATCATAGAAGATGATACTGTAGCTCCAAAGAAGGATGAGTTGACTGGGCAGGAAGCTATGCCAAGCAAGGAAGATATAGAGAAGGCGATTGGGTTCCATCGTTTGACTATACCGTTATTGATAAATGAAGATGATATTAGGATAGTTATAGGGACACATTGGGCTAGCTATGACCTTCTCAACTATGTGAAGGAGAATGAGAAATTTGCGATATATGATAGGAAGTGTTACCTAGATGATGGCTCACCATTATATAAGCGTTTCAGCTTAAAGAGATTGCAGACAATTAAAGAGGGGATGGGGATGTATATGTTCTCCATGCTCTACCTCAATCAGCCTCTAGCTAAAGAGTTTATGGCATTTAATCCAGATTGGTTTAGGTATTATGAAGAGGATGAGTTACCAAAAATTGATGAAACTGTCATCACGATTGACCCAGCAGACCCTCCAACGGGTAAGAAGAGTCAAGATTATTCAGCTATAGTTTCAGTTGCACATACTAAGAAGGGTATGTACATACGGAGGTATCGCAGGAGAAGATTGACGGATGGACAACTAATTAAAGAGGGGATGGATATGGCAGAGATGGATAATGCGTATAAGATTAGAATTGAGACTAATAAATATGCACATCTCGAGGCTGGGTTTAGGGAGGAAATGGCTAAACGTAATAAATATTATAGTATAGATGCGGTGAAGGCTAAACTAATCCAGAAAGAGGCGCGTATCAAGAATCGTCTATCGCCACTGTTCGAGAATGGGGTAGTGTATATGAAGAAGGGTATGAGGGAGTTGGAAGAGGAATTAACTACCTTCCCCCACGGCAGACATGATGATTTGATTGATGCGTTGTCTTGGCAGGTTCATAGATATCAAGCGACGGATTACCCAGAAAAATCTGAGGAGAAACAGGTAATAGATAAAAATTATAGGCAGAGTTTTACATTGGAAGAGATTAGGAAGAGTTGTAGGAAGGGACATCAGGCACCATATCCATTTCAACGTCAGAATGAGTATATGATGCCAGCAGGGCGAGATGTTTAATTAGTAATTTCAATTATTGAACATACTAAAGGGAGGATGTAATGGCAGGTAATGTTAAAACTGGGAATCCTTGGATATTAGATACGGCTGAAGAAGTTGTTGCCAAGGGAACAACTATTCGTATTAAAGTGATTAAGTATATTGGTACAGCAGCTAGTGATACTTGCACATTACATGATGGTGATGGGAAGGTGATATGGGTAGGGCAACTTAGTGCAGTAGCCTACAACGACCTTATTCAAACTGATTATTTTGGGGGGAGGGGATTTGCTACCAATGGTTTGACTGTAGCTACTCTCGACCACGGAACTGTATATGTTTATTTAGCTGATTAGAGGGGAGTAAAGTAATGTTTGACAGACCTAAATTTGGAAATCCTCGCACAGACGCCGAACGCCGAAAGAGACATATAAGATTACATGGGACTAAGGCGTTACCTAAAAGAGGTACGGGAAGAGGATTTGTTGCAGACGCGTTAAAAGAAAGAGGAGCTAAATAGTGCCAAACGCAGACATAGATAAATGGGTTGAAGTTATAGAGAGAGGTATTCGCTATAAAGAGAATTATGGGAATAGTAAGAGGTGGCCTGTCTACAGGGATTACGGGAGGGGCAAATTTCCAGGATATGCCTCCGACGCTAGAGGCATCCTCCCGTATAATCTTACGTATGCTATGGAGAAAGTGACTGTACCTAATGTTTACTTTCGTAATCCATATATGATTGTATCTCCTGGCTTTATGCAGGGGTATCAGATGAACTCCAAAATTATCGAAGCTATAGATAATTGGCTTATCCAAGAGATGAATATTAAGCAGACAATGAAAACTGCTGTAGCTGATGCATATTATACAAATAGAGGGATAATTAAACTTGGATATGACTCTGTAAGTGCTGGTTCACAACCCCAACCTATGAATGTAAATGATAGGATTGCTCAACTTCTCAACACACCCGTTTCTCAATTAGGTAAGAAGAAGGGAGAGAGGGTTGAGTATAATACAGATGTTAAACCTGGAATGCCTTGGGCATCTAGAATAATGCCAGATTACATAATTGTCCCCTTTGGGGTTAGGAGATTGGGTAATTGCAAATGGATTGACCATGTTAGTATAAGGGAATTGGATGATGTTAAGAATGACCCTAAATATACGAACACTAAAGAGCTTAGTGGAACTCATCTAGAGATGGTTTATAAAAATATACATACAGCCCAACTATATAAAGAGATATCGCAAGATGCAGATTTAGTAGAGATACATGAGATTAGGGACTTTAAAAATAAGGAGATTAAAGCATTCGTTCCAGGATATGATAAGTGGATTAGACCACCTCAAGAGGATGTTCTTCAGTATGAGAGTTTACCTTATGTTGACTTCACATTCAATGAGGATACGGAATATTATTGGGGACCTTCAGATGTTCAGATTATTGAGCCACAACAACTAGAAATAAATGAATCAAAGACTCAAGCGATGTATCATCGTCGTATATCTTTACTCAAATTCCTATATGAAAAGGGGAAGATTTCTCCTGAAGCAGTTGAGAGAATGCTATCAGAAACGGTTGGTCCAGGGATTGAGGTTAAAGGTTCTCCCAAAGATGTGGTTGCTATACTACAACCCCACATCCCCCCAGATTTAATGGGTTGGGTTGAATCTATCCGCAGTGAAGTTCGTGAACTTCTTGGTCATAGCAGGCAAGACCTAGGGGAGGCACCACCTGGAAGAAGGACTAAATTTGAGATGCAAATGGTTCACGGTGGTGGGGAAATAAGGATGGATGAACGTAGGGATATTGTGGCTACATGTTTAACACAATTGATGAGGAAGGTTAATCAGATTATATTTGATAAGTGGACCTCCGACCAAGTTGCACAAGTGGTTGGATATGATGGGGCTAAGTATTGGATTAAGTATAATCCTCGCCAGATTAGGGGGGAATATGCACTGAGAGTTGATGTAGAGAGTATGACACCAAAGACAAAGAATTTGAAGAAACAGGAGATTGTTCAACTAATCCAAGCATTAGGTAAAAACCCTCGTGCGAATATAGATTATTTGATGATGCTATTGCTGAGGGAATTTGAGTGGGTTGATGCGATGAATGTATTTCCTGAAGCGCAAGAGACACAGCAAAAGCCAATGGAGATGAATCAATTCCAACAGCAACAACAAGGATTAGTTGATAATAAACCACTACTACAGCAGAGGGCTAGTGATAATGCGAGTACGATAGGGAGGTTTTTTGGATAATGGATATACATGTTACTAATCCCGCATTTAGAAAAGCTAATGAAAAACCTGTGCGGGGGAAGACGGTAGCTATAATATGTCCTAAACATGGTTTCATCGCAGGTGGCTATTGTTCTATTTGTGCAAGCAAAAATAAGAATAGACGTGAAGGACCGAATGTAAGTATATTCAAGCCGATGGTGTATGAAGATATTTGTGAGGCACCCCTCCTCATCACTAGTAAGAGACAGTTGAGAGAGGAATGTAAAAAACATGATGTTACGGCTTGTAGGTTATTGTAAATATGGTAGAAAGGAGGTAGCAATATGGACAACATAAGCAAGGTTCATTCTGGACCTATGATTCCTGAACAAGCCCCACCCAAGAAAGTTATAGAGTCGGTGAAAGGACCTCAGACAGTACCAGGCACAGGGAAGTTCCCAACTGGGTATAAACCAACTAAGGCGGAATTGGAATTGACTTCTACTAAAGAGGTGGAAAAGAAAGTGGAGAAGAAAGTGGCGGGACCCCCTCCTCAACCCATCCTTTTAGGGACGGTACACATCGAAGCATATTCAAACGTCCCATACAAAGTGGAGTTTACAGAAGTTCAAAAGGGTGTGTTTGGTGCAAGTCAAGTAACGATGGCTTGGCGCCACATGCTCAAGGCGTATAGGGTGTGGAAAGGGAAGGAAGCAATGAGAGGATTTGAACAAGGTTCTCCCGAGGAAATACAGTGTGAGGGTTATAACTGTGAGAACACATTAGGAATAGGGAAGCATAAAAAGTTTCATAACAAATGGCTCTGCAAATCATGTATTGAGAGAGATTTAAGGGGCAATTAAGGAGAAGAGAAAATGCCAGGCGACGGAAATGATAAAGGTGGAGGCGAAGTCCAGCAACAGTTAAATGATGCCCTAACTAAATTGGGGGGTCTGGAGACTGAATTAGGAACATTAAAGGACGCGAAGGGTGGCCTTGAACGTCAACTCGACGAGGCGCAAAAAGAACTCCTCAGTGAAAGTTACCTCGACTATAAGGATAAGGGTGCTAAGGGTAAAGACAAAGATAGGGGTGGGGGTAATATAGATGTGAATGCCGAGAATTTTGACTTTGAGAACGCAACAAATGCTGAGATAGCAGCTTTCATGGGCAAGAAAACAGCTGGTGAACTAACCCAAGTTGTTAGTGGTGTCGATAAAAAGATAGGCTCGTTAGAGGATAAGATTGGGTTAGCCCTAGCCCAAATCGACGTATCGCTCACAATGATGAAGCACGATGGTTCGGATACTAAACCGAGCTTTTCAGATAATCAGGATGCTATCTTCAAGGTAGCTAAAGATAATCCGAAGTGGGGTGCTGAAAAGTGTTACCAGCAATTTGTTTTAGAGTCGGAGAAAGCAGCTAAGGATACGGCTGAAGCAGAGAAGAAAAAAGCTGATGAGGATGCTAAGACGGCTGCCGAGAAAGGCGAAGACGGATTGCCTGGAAGTGGTACGCAACAGAAAGAATTGACTGAGCAGCAAGCTGGTGAACTTGCGTACAAAAAGGCATTCGGAAACCAAAAAACAACATAAAGGGAGATAATAATGGCAACACCAACAGTGACCGAGCAACTAGACACTATGTATACAACAACTTGGTATTTGCGAAAGAAAAAGATTGTAGACAACGCGTTTAACGCGACTCCTTTCTGGTATATGATGTCCAAGGCTGGTAAAAGGGACACTCAGAGTGGTGGTCGTAGCATCGAAATTCCTTTGCAATATGCCAAAAATGAAACAGTCACCTATGTAGGAAAGGGTGGCTCTGTAAGTTTACAATCTACAGACCCATTAACTGTAGTGCATTGGAATTGGAAGTATTTAACAGGTCATATCATACGCTACTTCACCGATTTTCAACAGAATAGGGGACAGGCGCAACTCATCAAGAAAGTTAATGCTGACATTAACAATCTACAGAAGAGTTTGATTGACCAGTTAGAGACTTCTCTTTTCAATGATGGGAGTGGGACTAGTGGGTTAGAGATTGATGGGTTAGGTAACATCGTCGCTGAAGACCCGACGGCTAGCACAACTGTAGGGAACTTGAATCAAAACACGTACAGCTGGTGGAGAAACAACTATAAAGATATGACTGACGAACCTACCAGTATATACCTCCGCAAGAGGATGGCGACAATGTTCAATGATTGCGGAAAACAAGGGGAAGGTGTAACTAGATTCCCTAACATCATGGTTTGTGCTCAAGGTGTGCATGAGCTATATGAAGCTGAAGCTTTTGAAATTTCTCGTGTCCTCATCAATGATAAGAAGTTAGCTGATTTGGGATTTGGGGATAGTGCGTATAAGGGAAGACCAATAACTTGGTCACCGAGTGCGCCCGCAGGTTCACTCTACATGCTAAATACAGATGTAATGCAGTGGATTGCAGACCCAATCGAGAATTTCACATTAGGTGAGTGGCTCCCTATCATCAACCAACCACGCGACCGTGTTGCACATACTATGACTGTGGGTAATTTGGCGACTGGGAACAGAAAGAGATTAGGAGTAATTTTCGACATCTCTGAAGCTGGTACCACTTATTAATTGATTTAAGCTCTACCTAACAGAGGATAAAAATATGGTCGAGATGGTGGTTAGGTCGCCTACCTCGAACAACTTAAGGAGATTAAAATGGCAAAGATAGCTGGAGGTAATTATGGTGCGTTAGTATCAGGCCAGAGCTTATACGATTTCACGGATGCACCTACCTGCGCAGTAGGAACACGTCTCCCCCTAGGAGATAGAGTATTCTACTATTCTAAGTTTAGCGCAGATATAGATGCTGGTGTAATGGCTAGTACGGATGCGAGTATAGCTGGACCTATTCTACTTGCTGATGACAAGTTGGGAACGATGACTAAGGCTCAATCGCAGTTTTCGGAGATTCCTATAGTTGACGACCCAACAGTTGGGCAGAAGGTTATTGCTATTACCGACACAACCTTGGCTAGTGTTACTGCGGGTATGTTGGAAAATGGTTATATAGTACTGACCGACTCGGGTGGAGTGGACCAAATCTACAAGATTAGAAAGAATGGTGCGTACGCTGGGAGAAAAGCCCAAACCGTTGAGATTGAGTTGTATGATGATATAAGGACAGCCATAACGGGGGGTACTGCAGGTATTTGTATTAGCTGTAGTCCATTCATGAACTTGAAGATAATCGCGGTGGACAGCGACGAGCATCCTGCTGGAGTTCCTTTGGTGGCTGTTGATTATAGTGAAAAGCCATATGGTTGGGTGCAGACTTGGGGACTTGCGATGGTAGTTTTAACTGGAACATCTGGTCTTCCTGGCAACAATCTCATATTAGGTGCGGGTACTGTGATACCTGCAACTGATGGTGTTCTTGGGACTGTTGGGGTTGCAACTTGTGCAGTTACTACTACACTAGATGCGAGTTTAGCTTATTTAAGATTGCACGTGTAACAAATGTAGGAGGAGGGTGGGGATGTCTCCACCCTTAACAACCTCCCCCTCCTGAGGGGGCTTAACTAAAGTGAGGTTTAAAATGGGCGGACAGAAGATTTTATGTGCAGACCCTGGTATTATGATTTCACCACAGGGCATTCACGAAAAAAGTTCTACGCAAAAACTTCGTCTAGGAACGAAGATGGTGAGAGGCGACAGGGTGTTTAGGTATGCTAAAGCTGGTGGGACTTTAGTTGTTCATAGGGCTTGTGCTTATTATGATTATGGAATAAGCAGTTGGAAGGTAGTTCCTACAGTGACACCAGTTGGTAGTAGCACAGTATATGCAACGATTGGTACAGATGAAGGTGTTGCTGGAGATGGAACGGTGGCAGCACACGAACTTGAAGGTGGATGGGTTGTTATCTTTAGGTTGAATGCAGGTGCAGCCAACACCGATTACGTCTTCCAAATAGTTGATAACACTGCGGTAACAACTAACGGTGGAACTACAACTCTCACTATAGACTCCCCACTTCCGTATGAGTGCTCTGCTAGTGCATATACAGAAATTACTGGCAACATCTACAGTGATGTAAGGATGGTGACAGCTGGGCAGAGGATGTTTGTGGGACAGCCAATGATTGATGCAGATACCACAGACCCATACCTCTGGTTGCAGACTTGGGGACCTACTTGGATAAACCCTGAAGATGGCGATGGCTCGAATACAATAGGTAATGGTGCTAACCAGAACCAGCTTGTTTTTGAGCAGAACGGAAGTGTTGTATTGCACGGTGTTGAGGATGCAACTACAACGATGAGGCAACATGCTGGGTGTGTAATCACGAGGGTTGCTGGTGGTGCTGAAACACAAGGCACACCTTTGATTTTCCTACAGATTTCACCATAAGGAGAATATGATGGCTGAAGTAAAAAAGTATGAGACTAAAGCTGATTATCTTAAAGATGCACAGGTGGCAATCCCTAAAGAGGAACTTACTGCAGCACCTGAAGATGACGACTAGCGAATAGGTGATAGGTGGGAGGCAGAGATGTCTCCCTCCTTATCTAAATTGAGGTAGAGTATGGCGTATTACCGAAAGTTCGAGATAACAGATGCTGAAGGGAAGAAGATAAAGTTTAAGGTATATCCTGGCGACAACAATGCGATTGTTGTTGATAAGGATGAGATGCGTATACAACTCTCTTGTAGGAATAAAATGAATGAGATGGTAATTGTTGCCAGCGCATTCATGGATAACAATACTATAGAGAGTGTTGAAATCAAAGAGATTAGAAAATAAGGAGGGAGTGAGATGAGTGCGAGAGGAGCTAGAGCATTACTTATTGAAAAGATGTTTGAAGGGAATAGTGACCCCCTCAATCACGTGCAGGTGTGGACATCAAGTGGGACATCTCCTGAAGGGGTTGTTACAGCACCCAAAGGAACATTTCTGGTTATGGCATATGTTACGGGTGGGGCTGCAGATGCTACTTATGGTGATTGCTACATCAACGATGATGGCGGGACAAGTTGGGTCCTCATTAACGACGAAGCATAAACTGGAGGCTACAATGTCTAATGGCGAACAGCCCACTAATGGGCAAGATAAAAGTTATATCGCCGACGCTATCAATCCAGTTGAAGCGGATGCAGAGCTTCTTGCTAAAGTGTTTTTTGCTGAAGATGCAATGGGAGGTACTGAAGCGTGGATGGGGATTGGGAATGTGGCGATAAACCGCCTTCGTGACGGACGCTATGGGAAGGATTTGAAGACGGTATTGAATAAGATGTCATCTGCAATTAGCACTAACTCCCCTCAATGGCAGAAGGTTAATAGTGGGGAGATGAACCCCTTTGAGAATATGGCGCTTAAAAGGATGAAGGAAGCGGCAGCGCAAGTCCTCTCAGAAGATAATCAGGATAATACCAATGGAGCTACACTATTTGAGAATATAGATAAATTTGGCTTCCCCAAAACTTGGGATAAGTCGAAGGTGGAGGCAGTTAAGAAGATAGGTAGACATACTTATTTTAAGGAGAAATAGAGATGGCGATGTCAAGAGCAGACATGCTTGATGAAGTGCGCTTCAACATAAAGCGTAAGGTGGAGGGATATCCTGATGCCCGCATTAATGTGAGGTTGAATTGGGCGCAGGACTATCTAGCTGACCTACATACCTATGAGGAGATGAGGAAGAACTATACTGGGGCTACTGTGAATACGCATAAGAGATATGGCTTCCCAACTAGAATGAAGGACATATATTCGATGACTCTTCAGGATGGTGCATCCTCAAAGAAGTTGACATATGTTCCTGCTAGACTATTTGATAGGATGGTGCCTAGACCAGAGGTGGCGGCAACAGGGAGTTCTAACTCCTATGTGGATTATGGTATTAACTTCGAGTTATATAAAATACCTAACGATGCGTATGTGTTGAATTTGAGGTGTAGTATATACCCTCCTGATTTCAGCGTTAGTACTGCTACATCAGCTTTAACTAGGAAAGATAATTTGATTGTTTCGATTGCGACGGTTTTCTGCTTCCAACAACTAAGAGAGTTGGAAGATGCAGCATATTGGGGAGCGGAAATGGTCCCTCCTCTATTTGAAGCTAGTTTAACAAGTGACCATTCTGCGGTGGATTGGAACCCAGTTGCGAGAGGATTTCAGTCAGGGGCAGAAGCGAGTTTGACAGGGGAATGGTGGACTAATCCATTTACAGGTAGAAACGTACCAGGAGTGTGAGATGGATAATTTGAAGGGAGTGGGAGATGCGAAGTGGAGAGACGAAGCTACAGACGCCAACTGGAAGGAACTTGAGACCGGGAACGAAGTTAAACCCGGAGGAGAAGTACAACATAGCATACCAGAACCCGAATTACCAGAAGCCTAGTGTGGGAGCTAGCGTTATATCATATCTACTAGGTAAAATTAAATTTAATTCGGTGTTGGATG